TGCACAAATTCTATGGTTCTAGGTTAATGCTGAATGTTGGCTGGGCCTCCGATACCGCCACACACGGCGTTCAGCCTTACGGGTAGAACCGACCCAGCGAGTCAATCAGATTCTTCGGCGTGGAAGATCTCTTCGTCTAGTGAGTCGGCGGCTTCGTCAAAGCCCTCTTCATAGAGCCACTGCTGGATAACAGACAGGATGGCCGCGGCGGGTTGACTGAAATTTTGGGCGTCAAGATCTTGAGCTGCGTCGTAAGCAGCTTCCATTTCGTGCCAGAGGTAAGTTGCCATCGGATATGTGCGGCGCGTTCACGATAGAGGCGAAGGCAAGAAAAAGCCCCCGAAGGGGCTGGGCGATCAGAACAGGAGCCCGAGAGTGAAGCTGATTGCAGCTACCCAAAGGGCGAACGTGGTTTTTTCTTTGGATTTGTTCACTTGGTGCTCAAGCTCTGAAGTGATGGCAGCCTGCTGGTTGAGCAGATTGATTAGCTGCGCCTTAGTGGCGCGAGTGGCGTTGGTCATTTGTCTGGTGTGTTGGTGGGGTCGCCCCCGTTGACCAATTATGGGGTATACCCCAGACCTTTGTCAACAGGCAAAAGAAAACCCCCGCTCTCGCAGGGGCTCCCTCGCCCGACGCATGTGTATCTGAATCGTCCCTCGGATCGCCGCAGCGGTTGCCCGACTTCAGTTCCAGTTGGCTGACTCTCGCCAGCACCCAGCAGGGGACTTCGCTGGTGGCGTCAATATAGCCTGATGCCCGTGCCGCGGCCAGCGTTCGCGTAAAGCGGGTTGTACTCCGACATGACCAGATAGCCCAGGCCGTCAGTCCAGTGCTCGATTCCGGCAGACTTGTCGATCACATAGTCATCAGCACCCTGCTTGTAGGTCACGTTTCGCAATGCCTTGATGGTGTTCTTACAGCGTGGGTGAACGAACAGGCGGATCTGGCCATTGGCGTTGCGGATCAAGCTGTTGGTGGCGTTGATCTTGTCTTTGACGGCCCACGGCGCCTTCGGGCTGACGCAGCCAAAACCGTATTGGCGGATGATCTCGTGATCAGTGCGGCCAGCGGATGAAGTCTTGCGGGCGCTGCCGGTTGGATCCGGGTAGGCAATGACCTTTCGATCCCTGAACCGCTCACGCAGCATCGAGCACACTTCATCCGTGTTGGTCTGCATCACGGACACCTCATCCCATATATGGAGGGTGTCACCAACGCGGCTGCCAAGCACCCCGGCCAGAACGCTCACGTTGAAGTCAGTGCCCCACAGGATCGGCCCGCCAGTGTCGCGGACATCCTCAGAAATGTTCTCGTCGCTGAAATCTGGATAGACACGGCCAGACAGCGTTTCAAAACTGGCCAGATATTCCTGCCTGAAGGTCCGATCATCCAACGTGCGCCTTGCGGCCTCAACCTCATCGGCTGGGACGTTGCCGCCTTGAATCGTGGTGAAGCTGAACGTGGACCAATCAGGCTGACCCTCGGCCTGCTCCCATAAATCGTGAAACCAGTTCAGACCAGCAGGTGTGGTGATGAACCACGCAGGCCCGCCCTGATCAGACAGCGCAGGACGCAGCACCATCTCCCAAGCTTCCTGCTTGACGTATGCGGCCTCATCAACGATCAGGCTGCTGAGCGAAACACCACGAAGGGCATCAGCGGATTCGGCGCCTTTCAAAGCGATCACGCTGCCATTGCTCAATTCAACGGATAACTCGGATTCGTTTTTACGGGCAAACATCTCTGGCGGCACCATGACCCGGAGCTGACGCCATGCGATCTGCTTTGCCGATTTGTAGGTTTGCGTGACGTACCAGTTCAAGCTGCCGGGATTTTCAACGGCCCAGGCAACAAGGCGGCTGATGCAGAGGTAGGTCTTGCCAAAACGACGGCCTGAGCACAGCAGCTTGAAACGCTCGGGCGCATCCCAGACCTGACGCTGCGGGTCAGTCAGACCCTGATAGAGCTGATCGGCAAACGGGGTCCAATCGCGTTCATCCTGCTGATCAATGGGGATGACGGGTTCAAGGAGATTGCCGCCAGGTGCATTAGCCAGCAGGCTCATAAATCAAAGCCGATGAGCTTGGCTTGAAGTTGAACAGCGTTTAGGGCGACTTGCGTTTGCCCGCGTTTATAAGCCGATTGTTCGTAGGTACGAAGTCTGCCGAGTGCTTCAGCGAGCCAAGCAGGGCGCGCCATATCAGCATCCTGTTCAAGACGAATGCGAGCCTTTTTGATGTAGTTATCAGCTTGCCGAGCATCAATATTCCACTGTTCTGCAACGAACTGAATAATTTGCCCGCGTGATTTTCCTTCGGTCAAAAGACCGTAAATGGTGTCAACACGGAAGTTGACTTCAGCGGCGGTAGAACGCGCCAAGGTTGAAATAAAAACCGATGTGAACAGGATAAACCCAAATTGGTGATGTGCGTTCTTTTGAGACGCGGTTGAGACGCTTAAGGCTCAAAGAGATCGGATGAGACTGCCAAAATCGTGCGCTGCGATGGTTGCCAGCCAATTTTTTGATGGCTAATCTTTCTGCCGTGCCTTGCCGCACATTTCCGCAAATTTCCGCGGATTTCCGATTTTTCCCGCACATTTCCGCAAAATGCCGCTACGCGCCGACTTGAGGATTCCCGATGATTTGGGGTCCGTGGTAATGCGTCACAAGCCCAGTTACATGTCTCTGTCTGGGTTTTGCCTCCATCTAATCGCCCTAGGGGTTGACAGGGACGTTACGCTGGCGGAGCGACCGGAGGGGAGCGAAGCCTCTAATTCTTCTTCTAGTATTAATAAAGAAGAGTATTTAAGTATTAATAATAAGAACGGTCAGAAAAAAAATAACGAAAATCCCGAGCCTGCCGCAAAACGCGGCAAAAAGCGGCAACGTGCCGCATACAGCGAAGAGTTTGAGGAACTGTGGAAGCTGTATCAATCTGCTCCCGATCGTGTCTCATCTCAGACGAAGCCCAAAGCGTTTGACGAGTGGAAGTCCATCGTTGGCCTTGAAGGCCCTCAGACCCTCCTGCAAGCCGTTCAGAGGGCGATTGATGAGCAGAAGCGGAGGAAGACCGCCGGGGAGTTCGTCGGGAGCCTTCCTGACCTGTTTCGCTGGCTTCGGGACGGCAAGTACGAGGTCTATCTGGAACAGCACGTCACGCAGGCTGCTGGGCGCGTGTGGAGCGCCGATCTTGGCTGCTGGATTGAAAACGACTGATCACCATGAAGCTTTATTCCCCCGACGCCAAAGGCAAGTACGTCTGGCAGGTGGCTGATTCCAAGACCCGTCAGGTCAGCTTCAGTGTCACCACCACCCGTACCGCCCCGCCTGATGCCTGCTACGGGCATCCCATTGGCAAATACGACGACCAGGGCGTGTTCATGACCTTCTGCCCGAATGTCGGCGCTGACGACCCGAAGAGCCCGCTTGCTGCGCGGTATGTGCTGCACCCGCTGGCACCTGCTGAACGCGACAAGGCCGACCGCGAGCGCATGTGGCGTGAGATCTAAAAGCAGAAAGGGCAGAGCCCAAAAGCCCCGCCCCTTCAAAGACCTTGCGGCCCCCTAGCGAATTGAATATAGCGCTTTGGAGCGTAATCCACAAGGTTTTTGGCACTCGATGGCACCAGATGGCATATGCATCAAGTTGTGACTAGTTGCATTCATTTGGCGCGATCTGTCTGGCTTAGGCGTAGCGGCTGACTTTCGTCGCACCGAAAGGCTTGTCAAATTGTCAAAGACCTTCTAACTTTCCTGCACTACCCGGTCCCCCTAGCAAGGAATCGGGCCTACCTCAACAAAAATGCCCGATCTCATCACTCGTGCCTGGAATGGCACGCCCATAGCTCGCCGTACAACGGATGGCTACGTCAACGCAACGGCAATGTGCCGTGCTAACGAAAAGCAATGGCATGACTATTGGCGAACTGACCGTGCAACTGAATACCTAGAGGTCTTGGAAGCCGAAACGGGAATTACCGTTTCCAACCTGTGTCTCACGACAAAAGGTGGCGCCAATCAAGGCACTTGGATCCATCCCCAGGTTGCAGTCGATCTTGCCCGTTGGATAAGCGCACCATTTGCGGTCTTCATGGATCGCTGGTTTCTGGAAGAACTTGAGCGCAGATCACTAGCCGAAGACAATCAGCCGCTGGCTTTCAGCCCGATAGAAGCTATTGGAACTGCCGCAAAAGTTGTAAGTGAAATACATCAAATGATTGCGACGCATACACCTGCGCTAATTGATGCGCGCATGGAAATTGAGCTGAAGCGCGATCTTTTGCTCCTCAAATCTGTTGCGGTTCAGTCTGTAACCGGAATGCTGCCGGGTACTTCATCTGTGCTCTCTCCGCTTGATAAATTACCTCGTTTCATGGGAGTCGTTGTTGATCCCGAAATACCAATCGGCGTCACAGAGTTCTTCCTGCAATTAAACGACTCAAATCTTTCAAAGCTGGTCACAAACCGTGAAGCAGAGCTAGGTAAACGCACGAAGGCTGCCTATCGACTTCGTTATGACAAGAATCCCGAATACAGCAACGGATACTTAAGCGAAAAACGCCATAGTCGCGGGTTCCCCCTGCTGTTCCCGACCAAAACAGGTAAGAACGTTCCCATTGCCTGCTATGTCGCGCATGATTGGGATTTGATTGTGTATTCAGCAAGAGAAATGGGACTCCTGCGCCCAGATATGGCAGCAAAGTTGCTTGCTGAATGCCAACAGTTTCGTTTGAACGAAGAATGAAACCAGCATTTGACCTAGCCGAAGTTCAGCGCCTGCTTCGTAGAGGCATCGACGCTGGTCATTGGACTTTGCAAGATTTGGACGTGCCATCTCTGGGTTGGCGCATCAGCATGGAAGACGCAAAGCGAATCCCAGGATTCACACCACGCCCGTACCGCAACCTTCTCAGAGATGAGCCCACACCAGAACGAGTCCAAATCACAGACCCCAGAGACTTCGCGGTGGCTCAAGCCCCTGCCAATCACGTTCAACGAGGAAGCGCACCGTTATCAGTGGGAACCAACGGGGCAATGGCTGAATCACTCAGTCACGAAGGTGTGCAAGGGGACAAAGGATCCGTGGGCGATGAAGCGGATTATGGAGACGAA